GCGTTTGGCGCAACAGGATACGTTGACGTAAGTGTACCAGGAACAGTGCTTGAAAGATATAGCGGAGTTCCATCAGGATAGATCGCAAGATTCAAACCATTGACAATACCGCCTGTGGTAACATATCCGAACTGGCCTATTGGGATTGTGTGTGTTATTACTCCTAACACACGTGCTGTTGTAATAGCATCGGCGAGCGCTAATTGCACCGTTGGATGCTCTTCATTTGCACCGGAAATGAAAACAACTTGGCCATCTGTTAATGGCGCGGCGGTCATATTCTTTACTCGAACCCAGACCTCGCGCCCGATGTTCATCGTAACAGCTGCCTCGTCGTTGTAATACGCAAGCGACTTATCAACTGTATCATAGAATACTCGTCCCTCTGAGTGAGCAGGCTTGCCATCAAGATTGTAGTCAAGATGATGCAGAGATGCATTATCCATGGCCTGCGTGCCTGTCAACGTATTGCCGCCTTCAAGATTTGCCTTTCCTGCAAACAAAGCGTTGGTGTCGATGATATCTTGGTCGTGACCATCGACTCGGCTGTCGAGTGTTGAGATATCAGAATCATGTCCGTCAATGCGGCCATCGAGTGTTGTTATAGCGGAGTCGTTTCCATCAATGCGACCATCAAGTGTTGTTACATCGCCTGCAACAGCAGAGATAAGAGGCGGTATCGCGTCTATGTTATCTTGCAACGTATCGAGTGTGTCCTGAAGGCCTGACGTCTTTGCGATCGTAAGAGTACCATCCGACATCGCAACGCCGATAGCGTCAGGCGTTGTATAACCCTTTTGCGCGCCCGCTGCCTCAGTAGGTATCTTACTGATGTTGTCAATTGTGATTTGTGTGTCGGTGAATTTCATATTACCATTCTAAGAGAGTGTCATCAGAGAACTGTATCGTGACTTCATCTGAAAACAAGATTGCTTCTAATAGATTACTAGTTGCTGCTGACCCCTCTGATCCGAAGATAGTCTTGCTCAAAAACCGTTGTGTAAGTACACTTAAGACGGCCTCATCAACGGTATCTTTTACAGTTGGAATCATTAACGTGGAAGGAGATCAACTATCTTGACTAGAATTGCTGTTGTGCCAGTTGCATTGGTTACGCGGATAGCAGGCTTTCCAGATGATGGTCGAACCGACACCCATCTACCCGCTTCGGTCTTTGGACGAGCAATCCCGTCATCACCTACATCAATGATGAACACCGGGACTTCATCCGATGAAGTGAAACCAATTGTTACTGTCGCACCGCCGAATACACCCGTGACTTCAACTGATATTGGACGACCTGGGTGCCACCCTTTAGCAGGAAAGTAATCTCCATCAGTTGTGATGATGTTGTTGGTTGGGATTGGTGTCATCTTGCTAGTATTTATATGTTAGGCCTCAACCGTAATTTGAGAAGCTGTTCGTTTCGTCAGAAACTTTTGAAGATCGGACGTCGTTCCTGTGAAGATGACGTTGTTTGTCGTTGACGGGCCTGCTGTCACGATAGCTGTTCCTTTTTTGCTTGTAGGATCGGCGTGCACCTTCTTACGATCTTTCTGAATCGTCGAGATTTGGTTGTTCACATCCGCCGCGGTCTTAATGAGGTTAGCCAATACCTCGAATGCGCGAGGGTGTTCTGAATCAGTCGCCAAATTCAACATGATCGCGATTGCTTCGTCTGATGTTTCGGCGAGCTTCTTTACTCGTTCGCGCGTGAATGCATAGTCTTCCTCGGCATCCTTTGCGAGCTGTTCCTCAGTAGGCTTGAACGATTGCACGACGACAGGCTTAGTCTCAATGAGTTCAGCGGGCGTGTTTTTCGAGAGAGCGGATAGGATGCTCTCCTTTGTCTTTGGTGTCGTGCTCATTAGAATCCGTATGTTGTTACGACCGTGTAGTTTTCAGGCGTGTCATTCTCAGGATCACCAAGCGCAACATTGACATACTCGTCGCGCGTTGTATCAGGATCACATGCATCACCTGTTGTTAGGTTCACGGTGATGTCCTTGATGATCTTCTCTTTGTTCGTGATAGGACCTACGAACTTGATCTTGATCGAGAAGTCGAGTGTGTAAATGATTGAGCGACGGCCCGACTCGAAATCGCCTTCATAGTCGTCTTGAAGCGTAACACCGTTGAGGATGAAGGGGACATCAGTCTTTGTGTCAGGACCTTCCATGCCTTTCACGGCAAGCGTGTAAGCAGGATCAAACGACGGTAGAATCTGTTCAAGGATCTGTAAGCCCGAGTCTTGGTTATCCGCAAGGATCGAAAGCTGCATACCCAGGATGTAAGGAACTGATTGACGCACAACAGTTTTCGATCCGTTGTCGTCAGGGATCGTGAACGTTCTCTTGTTGTTTCGATTCAGGACAGCGGCTGGATCAAATGATATTGACGTGATCTCGAACGACATACGAGGAAGCCGGATTGCGACGTCGGCGTGCTGGCTGTTATCCGCATCTCGAATACGAACGAGGAATCGTTCACGAGGCCCATATGAAAGAGGCACGCGAATAACATTGGACAACTTGCCTGAAATCAACTTGCCCGTGTAGATGTTATTGAAGATGGATCCGAAGACGGCCACGGTCTTGCGGACAGTTGCATTATAGAAGTATAGGTCGTCTAGCATTACTTACGGAAGTTTGATTTCACCGAAAGGATTTTTCTCGGAGAAGTCGATGAATGAATTGCCTTCGGCTTCGAACGAAGAGTTCTGCGCATTGTCATCATTAGCGAATGTTACGTTATCGCCCGCAGTCTCGATGTCAAAGATTTGTGTTATTGTTGCCTCAAGTCCTGAGATGATATTCGTCAGAACTGTGTCAGGCACTAGCGGCGCGAACAAGCCGTTATCATAGGTGATTGGGCCGAGGAACACGGTGTCGCTTACATCGTCTGTTTCATGAACGTCAAGGATTTCGGTAGAGCCTGTCGTGTCGTCAGGCATCAACATCGTTACCTTGTCGCCAATCTGTAGACGATCAGTGTCAGTAATAGCGTACTCTAGAAGAACTGAGAAGCCCTGTGACGAGTAGCTTTGAATCGCATCAATCTCTTCCACGCCTGTGTCAATCGAGTTGTTAGGATATTCGTAAAGTTCAATAATGAGCTTATACACGGGGAGACCACCTAACTGGAAGAATGGCTTCTTATCTTCGACGAACTTGATCTCGAACAACCCTTTCGTTAATGGAACATAGATCAGGTCACCTTCAGCAGGACGTGCCTGATCTTTAGGATAACCAAAGCGGCCTACTAATTGATTCCAGCGGCGTACTGAACAAGCTAGCGTCAGCTGATCGCGAATTTCTAGACCGAACTTAGTGATAAGCTTGCCATCACCTTCGAAGCCATCAACCGATTCAACATACATCTCGATCATGTATGCATCAGGAAAGTTCGAGAGCGTGTCTTCGTTTAGGATTCGGTCAAGCTTGATGATCTTACGAGGAATGTAAAACATGTCATGCCCATAGACTTGAATTGATTCTATGATCAAGTCTTCGAGTAGGTCCTTCTCGGATTTAGTTCCGTGAGATATGTATCTATTACGAGGCATCTTGTTCTTTCACTATTCGAAGAATTGCGTTCACACATTCATAACAGGAGTTTGGACAGTCGGGCGAACATACCATTCTAAAATCACAGCCTTGGTTGATGTTATCAATGAACTCGTTCGTAAATTTATTCACGTCGTCCTGATTCGTTATGCCGTTAAGACGTTCTGAACAGACGTCGATTGATACACGCCCATCCTTAACGTCTATGATAAGTGGTATTTCCGTGTTCATATGTTAACCAACGAAAAAGTCAGGCGGGAACGAGTACTTCGAATCGAACTCTTCTTCAATCTTTTGAATCTCGGTATTTGCATCTTCGAAAAGAGCGCGGCCGTTGATTGTGACACCACTTGGGAGTTGCATACCTTCAAATTTGATTAAGTTCGCGCCCCACTGCCGCTTAAGTAAAGCAGTTGCATACTTCTTAAGCATCATGTCGTTATACACGTCTGGGTATGCGTCAGGATCAAGAATTTGATAGCCTTCAAGAATAACATATTGGCCTTCCGTGAGGCCAGCCTCCAACCAATTGATTTCGATTGAGAGGCGGTTCATATGACGTGTGAATGTCACTTGTTGTGACAACCCATTGATCGTCATGTCAATCAACGACATGTACTGCTTCGTCATTTCATAGTCAAGTATTCCGCCTGAGCGATGCAACGAATAAAGGTCATTCATATGCATCTGATACTTAACCGAGAACATATCGGATCCTGATGAATCCGCGGTCACGATAGGAAACACTCTAAATACTGAGATCAAAGCCTCAGGCAGAACAATGTAGTTATTCGCGACATCAATAGCAGTTAACTGATGCTTCACAAATACACGTTTGACTGCGTCTGAGTGATATTCTTGGTAGTACTGAATAGCCTCATCGATGCGATCCTCGATTTGATCGTCGTCGATGTTAACTTCAACTACAGGTTCTCCGAGATTACGAAGACAGTATTGAATGAGCGATGCTCGTGTAGTAGGTTTACTCATTGATACTATTTATTAGTGCAGATTTGTATTTTTGGCCCTTAACATACGGATACGCTATTTTGCCTATGACTTTAAAAGTGGCGCCGCCATCAATAGACATAGACACATGGATGTATTTCTTGATGTCAGGATAAGCTGGATCTATTTCAGATACGATGTTGGTTTTATATCTTTGTCCCTTGACCAAAGGATAAGGAACCTTGCCGATAGACGTGAAGCTCGCGCTCGGCACCGACATTAGTATATCAATGAATCTGGCCGGGCTTTCGACTGCAAGAGGCATTGGAGCAGATGGAAAATTCTTGATTACGACGTTTGCTACGAGCTCGTCAGATGGTTCAGATATCAATCCGTCTGTGTTAACTGCGACAAGCGACAAATATGTTTTCTTAGTATCCATATTGACGAATTCGTATCGCAATTTTCCAACGACGTCGATATGCTTCGTGTAGTTACCAGAAGAGAATCCGTATGAAATAACATATTTTGCAATGTTAGGTTCGGGATTAGCATCCCATTTAATCGCGAAGTTTGGAGCTACGTTTAGAGTAGTATCTATAGGTGGAGCAATAGGAGTTACTCCGAGGTCTATAACATATTCGTGCGGCAGCGGAGCTGGAATTTTCCAATCTGTTATCCAAAACGTATTTGGATTTCCATCTATTGCGAACAAAGGTCCGCCGAACGGAGATCCAACTGCTGGAGTAGAAGAATCAGCCGATACTTTCCAATCTTTACGATCTAAGTTATTGCCATTTTTGTCTATGACATTTATTTCAGAAATGTTGGTGTTATTGCTCCCATTTCCTTCAGTTAATACTTTCAATTTAACAAAATTAGAATTGATTGTGGGAAAATTTATTTTCTTCAGTGTTTTATCATTAGACATTACACCGGACGCGACGGCCGCACCCCAATTTTTGCCGTCCATGCTGGAATACAATTCGTATTTTGCTATGTTCCCATCTAAAACGTTATCTTGTCGTGGCAACACAGAGAATCCGCTGATGCTAGTGTCGGCGAATAGATTCAGTGCTAAAAGCAAATATAGTAGTGCAGTTTTCATAATTATAGATTGGTTAATGATTGGAGTCTTGGTCCTGATAAACGTTTCTTGTAGTAGCGGATGCGGGAAATATGCCCGGTCGGCCAGCCGGCGTCGGCGTTTGCTGGGTCCGCAAGTAGAAATTGTGTAGGGGTAATTGGTGTAGGCGTGGCGCTTGTTGCATGTGCGCCGCCATTGAACGAACGAGTCGCAGTAGTTCCGCTCATCGATATTGCTACTTTAAACGGATCATTGCCTGGCCAGCCTAAGTTCACTGACGTTGAATGCCGAATCATTGGGGCTGCAGTTTGCTTGAATATCACCCAGTGTCCAGTATACGATGCGCCGTTCGCAAACCCAACGATTGACCTATTGCCGAACGCGCCCGCTGGGACTAACAAGTCACCCTCCCAGGTCAATGTTCCAGCGGCCGGGTTGTATAGTTTGTCATATGCATACGCCCACCCACCGCCTGAACTAGTTTCAACATAGTTAGATGCAATAGATCCGTGCTGAACCATTGCTCCCCACAAATAGAACTTGTCCGTGCTGTTTCCCACCACCGTTCGAGATCCGTTTCTTGCGGGAGACAATCTCAGCGTTGTAGTAGTTGTTGCCAAGGCGACGGCAGTTACCGCTATTCTATACCATCCATTGCCGACATTTGTTACCGTTCCTGTCGCACCTGTAGATGACGCAACTGATCCGTCTCCTGTTAGGTTGAAAATTATGTCAACAGGCCACGTTCCTGGACTCTCCGCCCAGATAGAGAACTGTGTGAAGTCTCCTCCGTTGACATATAATGAAGCCGTGTATGGCATGCCCGCATAGAACCCTACGTTCTGGAGACACTGATAGACAACAGTCGTTGCTCCAACAGTACATTTGTCTGCAGTCTGTGTTCCGTTAGGAGCCATCACCTCAGCAGTATTTGCAGCAACAGTGAAGTTACGTGTACTAGCAGGACTCCAATCAGCTGCATCGAACTCTTGTGATCGTGGAATTAGATTGGCAGTGATGAAGCCAGTGGCGTCAACTCCGTTCTCGATCTGCGCTCCATAGAAACAGAATCTCGCAGATAGTGCATGGGTGAATCCACCGTCTGCCGTCACTGGTCTATACTCTGTAAAGCATAAAGACCCTCCAGTGAACACACAGGACATAATCAACCTATACCAGCCGTTCCCCACATTTTCCAGCGTGGGCGGTTTTACAAATATCCCGCCGGTGCTCGTTGAGTATGTCCCAAGCGCAAGACTATCTGTTGTCATGTTTACATGCACAGACCCGCCAGAGCCTGTAGATGTCTTAAAGGTAACCCGAAGCCAGTTTGAAGTTCCCTTCTTCAGATATGTTGAAAACGTGTAAGCTGCTCCTATAGTATGGCTTGCGCCTGGCGAAGTAATATCAACAGTGTCGCTGAATAGCACGTCCTGGCCTGCATTACCGCCAAACGGATCAGTAATAGCAGCATACATCGAAGAGCCTGTGGATGTCCATGGTGAGGGCAGTATATTTGATCCTATGCCAATCAAATTATCTCTTCTGAAGTTCTCTCGATACAAGCCGAGATAATCACGAGCGCGTAGAATTGTTGCTGTGGTTGTTGGGATGTATGATGTTGGAAATGCTCCTATTTCAAGCTGTGCGCCCCAAATATATACACCAGACACACCATCTCCAGCGTATGATGGAAGTCTGTTATTTTGATCTACATCGTTGATGAATGCGACAGACCATCCGTATCCGGTGGCGCTAGCCGTTGCAGGGGCGATGCACCAACATCTATACCACCCGTTTTGCAACTGTTCTATACCCTGATTCGTGATGGAAGCTCCCTTGTAACCTATACTGCCTGCTCCAGATAATACGAAGTTACACCACGCAGTTGGGCCGAAGGTTGTTTGTGCGCCCCCCAACTGTATAACGCTAGAAGTGTCCGCTTTAGCGTATATCGAAAACACGTAGCTTGTGGCGGCTGTTACTGTAGAAGAGGCATAAGCCAAGCGGTGAGTAGTGGTCGCAGTATCTTCGGTAATTCTCCAACCATCGGTTGCGCCACTTGGAGATGTGGTTGCCGCAGGTGTAAGTAAAGTAGAAGCATAATCCCACGGGGTCGTAGTGAATGCGTTGGATTGCAAACATAGGTTCGTCCTCTGCTCCTCATACAGCAACCCCTTGCATGACCCATCCGCTGGATTGTGATCGTAACGAGGCGCATAAACCACAGCCGAAGATGTAGGGATAAATCCAGGGAAGGCAGATGGGATGGTCATAACCTCTTCCCTATGGACTGCGGCCACATATACCTGTTCGGTCGCGGATGCGTTCCAGTAGAAATTCGCAACCGCTTCGTTCGACGGGGCGAAGTCAGCGTAGTAATTCGCGACAGTCATAACCAGAGATACCCAATACCACCCATCACCAAAAGGATGCGCCACGGCTGGCAGACCAACCGCTTTTGTCATGGTCAACCAGTTCATTACATCCCAATCCCAGACACTACAATTGCCGGAACCAAGTTTCAAATATCTCGATGCGCCTCGCTTTGCAAGAACCCCTACCACGGTAGGGCCATTTATCAGAATGTAATTTCCGCGATAGATATGATAATTGGCTCCTGTCATGGATGACGCGGAATAGTAGGTGCCTAGAGGCCCACCCGTCTGTGCCACCAAAGACGGGACATAGCCCAACGCACAGCCAAGAGTTGCCAAGTCATTGCCAGTATGAAGGTTATTACGTGAAGCCTTAATCAGACCATCCGAATCTACAAAAGTTCCCATACTTCCGCGAGAGAACTGCATGGCTGGGCCCTTCGCACTCGGGATTAGGAACC